CTGAACCTGCACTATATGTAATTGATGCTCCACCACCTGATCCACCAGATTGCCCAGCGTCAGTTTGTTTGTGACCACCTCTACCACCACCAGTAGATGTAATTGTAGAAGCACCTGCAAAGGAAGAAGAACTTCCATTATTACCTGCACTGTAAGCAGTGCCAGCTCCACCACCAGCTCCGATAGTAACACTATAAGAACCTGGATTAAGATTTTGTCTACTTTCAGCGGACGCACCACCACCAGAGTTTTCACCTACAACTGAAGAACGGTATCCGCCTGCACCCCCTCCACCTGATCCAGAACCGCCGTCCGACCCAGCACCACCTGCAATAACTAAATATTCAACATTAGTTATAGGGCTAAATACAGTAAATGTTCCTGATGAATTAAATGTGTGTATTGTATATCCACCACTGGTAGTAATTGTTCCACCAGTAGGGGCTACAAATCCTCCTGCACTAGATCCAAATCCTAAAACTTGATAACCAAAACTCATTATACTCTCCTATTAAGCGTCGTTCGCAGCATCAGTAGTAAAGAATAATTTAATCCCTAGCAGTTTTGCATCAGCTGTTAAACTATCTTCTGATACATCTCTTTGTATTTGAAAGAAAACTTGTTCATCCGTACTAGGTGAACCCGCTATGGTTACTGCACCACTTTCTGCTGTAACATCTAAATCGTTTGCTGTTCCACTATGAGCTTTCGCTGTTGGTGCAACTGCAGTTCCAAATGCAGTGTTAACACTGTCATTATCTGCAATAGCAACACCACTTAATGCCCAAGAAACAGTTCCTGTGTTTGTTGAATCTGCTGTAAAAAATGCTTGAAAAGTTATTGTGCCTTCATTCCATGATTTAGGAAATGCAACAGCAAATTGTGCAAATTCATCAGAGTCTTTGTCAAAATCTAAAGTTTTAATTTCAGGGCCATTCGATAATTCTACTTGTTCTAAATCTGCACAACCATTTGTGCTGTTTGGATACATTGCAACAGCTGGAACCCAAATAGTTTCTTTGCCTGCAACTTTAACTGCTGACCCATTTGATTGAACAGATCCAGTTCCTTTTGCAACTAGATTTAAACTTATGTTTGTATCATCACCTGTTGCAGATATGCTTGGTGCATTACCAGTGGCAGCGTTTGTAACATCAAACTGGTTTACTGCAGACGATGTAGTTTGAAAAATAATTTGTTCATTACTATTTTCATCAGCAATAAAATGTGCATCATCAATTAAAATATTGTGTGAATTAGTATCTAAATTTCCACCTAATTGTGGTGAAGTATCAGAAACGACATCTGCAATACCTGTGTTAACAGAAACAATATCTGGATTTGTACCATCATTAGCAGATGCAAAAACGATTTTATCACCTTTGTTTGTTGCTGAAAAAGTAAATGAATCACCAGATCCTGATACATATTTAAACTGCACTGTGTAAGCACCTGATGTTGAATTTCTTAAAATATAAAAAGTTTGAACATCTAAAGGTATAGTTACAATTTGATTACCTGTAATTGAACCTGTAAACTCAATCATTCTGTGAGATAAAACTGCACCAGTTGATCCATCAGAAACTGATAAAGTTGTAGTTTGTGCACCACCAGCAATTGATTGCTGAGTAAATCCGCCTGAAATTTGTTCTATAATTTGTAAATTAGTATTAGTTTTTGTACCCCATGTACCGGCATTTTCACCAGTTGCTTGAAGTTCTACACCTAACGGTGTGTATGTTGATGCCATAATTTTATCTCCGATTACGCTGCTACGTCTGTATAACTTGTATTAGAACCTGTGTCAATAGCCTGATATGCTTGAATTCCAAACTTATCAGAAGTACCTAACCCAGCCACAGATGAAGTAGCTTCTACACCTGTTATACCTATTACGTCTGCAGGTGTTAATGTTCCAACACTAGCAGTTGCTGAAACTCCTGTCAATCCAATAACATCTGCAATAGTGACTGCACCTACAGAAGAAGTTGCTGAAACTCCAGATATTATTACAGTAGGGCTAGATGTATCGTTAACTCCACCAATCCTAGTAGTTACTGAAACTCCTGTTAGTCCCATTACATCTGCAGGAGAAATTGATCCAGCAGAAGATGTTGCAGAAACTCCTGTTAGTCCCATGACATCTGCAGGAGAAATTGCTCCAACACTACCAGTTGCAGATACACCAGTTAATGCTTGAGTTATATCTCCTATTACTGATGGTGATCCAACACTTGCTGTTGAAGAAACACCTGTCACTCCCATAACATCAGCAGGTGAAATAGATCCTACGCTTGCTGTTGCTTGTTGACCATCTAATAATACATCACCTTGAATGCCCCATGCATCATCGTTCCAAGCTGCTCTTCCCCAACCAGAACCTATCTCTGCATCTACTGTTACAGAACCAATTGCTGTTGTTGAAGAAAGTCCTGTAGTTGAAACATCTATACCATTTTGTTGTCCCCAACTATTTTGACCCCAGGTAAACATACTCCAAGTATCTGCAGTTGGAGTATTTGCAGTCCACCCCATTCCAGAGTGATTTGTACAATAATAATATAAAGTTGGTGCATCTTTAGCGACTGTAATTTGTGTGTATGCTCCAGATTGTCCTGGAGTTCCATTAGTTGTTACACCGGTCGTATACTCACTGCCTCCAGAATGTGTTCCATTTGCAGTCGTAGAAAATCTTAAAGGGTGACCACTATTAGAGCTATCTGATTGATCAAATTTATATGTTCCAGATTCAGCAATGTATAAAGTTACATCTGCGGTTGCAGTTGAACCATTGATTGCAAATTTATTGGCTGAACCAAAATTGTGATATGGATGATTAGATGGGTTACCACCAACCACCGTTACTGTAAAGGTTCTAGTAACGGACATCCGTTAACCTTTCCTATGCTATTCTTATGATCGCGTTTGATGCGTCTGCTGTTGGGAATTGAATTGTAAAAGTTCCACTTGTTACAGTTTTATCTGAACCGAAAGCTATAACTGCAACAGCTTTGTCAGATTGATCATCATTATAAATTAATGCACCATTAGCTGTAAAAGATGCAGAAGAAAAACTTACATCTGCAAAATCACAAAACGCAGTTGTTCCTGAAGTTGTTGGTGTTACACTTGTAAGAGTTGCACCACCTGCAGTATATGCAGTTCCAGATGAGTTTGTAATTTCATTTGATGTTGAGTAAGCTGTAGTTCCAGCTCCTAAAGATGCAGAGCTTGTGTATAGAGCTATCTTAAAAGTATCTCCACTTGTAGCTGTAAAGTTGTGTGTACCAACTAATATTTCTTGTTTAAAACTTGTGCATACTGCCGATGTTATTGCCATAATTTTTCTCCTATGGGTTTGCTGAGTTTACTGGAATACGAACAGCGCCATCAGTGTAGTCATCTCTTCGTCTTCTGCCAACTTGTTCATTAGCAAACTTCTGTACCTCTTGTTTATACTTATTTTCGTATAGTGTCAACATATCAATTGGGCCTTTTAAAAAGGAATATGTCTCTGATAAGCAACAATATAATAAACCATTTGGAAAGTTAAGACTGATATAATTAGTGTCATCATTTTCTAATAAAGCTGGTGCTTTATTAAAATGAACTCTAAATTTGT